TCTAACACCCAGAATATCCGCTGCGGCCATTTCATAAACGGAACAGTCGAGATAATGGTTGTCTCCATGGCTATGCTTTTGCACCCACCTCTGAATTATTCGTGATCCAGATTTGATATTGACCTTGTGCTCTGCCGTTACCTGTTCCGCATATTCTCGATCACACCCTTGATAAACCATCCATGCACCTTTTCCATTCTCTTTTTTCATTCGAGAGGCGATCATGTCTTTGTATTTATCCGTATCCACGATGACCAGATTCATTCCATGCGCTTTGCTGGTCGCTCGGTTGATCGTCGATAATTTAAAATGCGACATCATTGGATTTGATGATCCTTTTACTGGCATCGCCCAGTCTGAGTTGGACGCGCAGAAATCATACGCTGAATCTGTATCATATCCTGAATCGACCAGACATAGGCTGACCACTATAGCTTCTCCATCTTCTGTCCGATATGCTAGATTCATGATGTTTTCGACTTCCTGGAAGGATAGCGCCTGGCCGTGCGCGATGTTCTGGCTCGTGATGTAGCTGCCCCACGCTCTGATGCTCCAGTACAAACAGTTTTGCTGCACATCGACTCCGCCGGTGATGAAGCTTGCCCAACTTGGCACGATCAATTCTTTCAGATCTGTCTGCCGCTCCATGACCATGTCGGCCGATGTCTTTAATTTAGTGTCCTCCCATGGTTCTGCCAGCCATGAGTTGACAAAGTTCTGAAGAAGTTCCGGAGAGTCTTTGCTGTCCAGAAATTCTTTCACGATCTCTGAAAATCGAACAAATGGCGAATACAGCGTATTGATCCAGAATGCCACTTTTTTAGAGTTTTTTGCACTCCTGCGGACCTCTCTCCACTCTCCATAGCGAATCATCCTGTCTCTGTCCTGATCTGTGATCTTGCATCCACATTCCTGGCAAACATACACGGCCATGTCTGCACGTTCTGAATTATCAAGGCCTTCTTCAGAAGGAAATCTCAAATTTGAAAATTTCAGCTCGATGTATTCTCCGCAGTGTGGACATGGGACAAAGTAATGTTTTTCAATATCCGCACCTAACACTGCCTGCCAAATGTGGCCACTCTGCAGTGTAGGCGTGCTTGTCATGTATATCTTTTTCTGATTTCGGAACGTTTTTGTTCGTTCTCTGGCCAGACGGATTGGATCCGCTTCTTTTTTGCTGGCTCCTGGGTATTTATCTACCTCATCTAAAAAAAGATATTTGATCGCTTTCGATGCCAGTGCCGATGGGCTGTTTGCTCCATTAAGGCTTAGATACATTCCATCGAACTGCATTTCTAAAATGGACGATTCGTTCTTCTTGTATACATTTCGCAGCGGTTTGCTGGCCATCATCATTGGTTCCAGCCTGTTTTTACTAATACTTTCGGCCAGTGTATCTGTGGGATAGACGACCATTGTCGGTGATGGATCCTGCTGAATGACATATCCGAGCATATTCTGCATCGCTTCAGTTCCTCCGATCTGAGTCGGTTTGCAGAATATGATTTCTTCCGTGTCATAGTTATTGAATTCGTCCATGACCTCTTTTAAGTATGGAGTTTTGTCATTTCTCCACGGTCCTGGCATTGCCGATGTTTTAGAATCCAGCATTCTATATTTTTCGGCCCATTCTGAAACTGTCAGATTCTCCGGAGGCTGCAGATATCTTAGAACTTCTTTCTGATATTCAGTTATTTTATATTTTCTAATCTGAATTCTTTTTCTTTTTAGTTCCATGTTTCTTCTTCTCTTCTTCCTTCGGTTCAACGATTCCCGCGATCACGAAAGCTCCAAGAAGTTTATTTACCTCATCTGCTAGTTCTTTTTCCAGACGTCTTGCTTCAGATGGATCCAAAGCTGCAGATATCATTCCGATCAGCCTTGATGGGAGTGATATTGCAAACTTTTTAAATGATACGAAAAATTTTTGATAGTCAATCTTTACTTCCTCAATTGCTATATATTTTCCGGCTGCAATATCTGTTTTTAATCGATGAAGCTCACCCTGTGACTCCTTCAGGGCGACATCCGCTCTCATTTTTTGCTCTCGGAGCTCGATTTCTTTGTCTGTACGATGTTGTTTTCCGTATGCCTTATCTGATAAATATTTAATATAAGACTGAATTGTTGGCACCAGATCGTATCTTCTTACGGTTTTCCCGCTTTCTTCGTCGATGATCTTCGTTGTTTTGATGATTCCTTCCTGAGTAAGCTGCTGGATACGCCTTACAGAAACGCCGAAAAGCTGTGCTATTGTCTCAGTTCGTTGAAAGTTGCCTTTATTTTCACTCATAAATGCCCCCCCCAATCTGATATTGTCTATGTTGCTCATAATTCTAGATCCTGACTGATACTTTTTCGCACAGCCTTTTCTCCTGTATAATTTTCCCAACGCCGAACGATCACGTCGCAGAATTTTTCATCTAATTCCATCAGGAATGCTGTTCTATTCAGCTGTTCTGCTGCCATGAGCGTTGATCCGCTGCCTCCAAACAAATCGAGAACGTTCCATTCTGGTTTGCTTGAGTTCTTCATTAGCTTTCCGATCAGCGCTACTGGCTTCATCGTTGGATGAACATCGTTCTTTGTCGGTTTGTTCTCGAAGATTACCGTTGTCTTATCTTTCTGGCTATCAATGATCTGATGAATGTATGTGATCAGATCCTGCTTTTTCATTGATTCGAGGTCAAGCTCGTCTTCTAATAAGATGGTGTCCTGGCTTCTGTCGTCAATGAAGTAATGCGCAGCTCCTTCTTTCCAACCATAAAGAATGGGCTCGTGTCTCCACTGATAGTCCTGGCGGCCAAGAACAAATGAATTCTTTTCCCAGATCAGACATTCGGCCAACTTAAAGCCTGCATCAGCGAATGATTTTCTAAATGCCAATCCTTCACTATCTGCATGGAATATATAAGCCGCTGCCCCTGATCTCATAAATTCAAACATGGCCAGGAATGCATTCTGAAGGAAAACTTCAAAGGATCCCTCGTCCATATTGTCATTTTTAATGGACCCATCTTTGTAGTTGACGTTGTATGGCGGATCAGTGATCACGAGATCTGCTTCTTCGCCTGCCATTAATTGAGAGACATCTAATTCAGACGTGCTGTCTCCGCACATTAACCTGTGACGGCCAAGAATCCAGATATCTCCTCTCTGTGTGATTGGTTCTTCGATCTCGTTGTATTCTTCTTCAGGATCAAAGTCATCTTCTTCAGCTTCAAGGTCTTTTTCTAAGCTGACACATAAATCATCAAGCTCATCCACTGTGAATCCTGTTGATTCCAGATCGTAATCATTCAGCTCTAAATCTAATAAAAGATCTTTCAGTTTCAGATCATCCCATCGACCTGTGATTTTATTTAATGCAATATTAGCTTGCTTCTCTTTTCCTTTGTCTCGAATCTCAAGAACGACAACTTCCGCTTCCTTGATGCCGAGGTCCATCATGACAGTTCGCCTCTGATGTCCTTTGATGATCGTCCCATCGTAATTGATCACGATTGGATCAAGATATCCGTTGTCTTCGATGCTCCTTTTGATGTCCTGATATTCTTTATCCTCAGGACGCAGCGGGATTCTCGGATTGTATTCTGCCGGCTTCAAATCTGATAAGATTCGCCGTTCCATTCTCATTTCTCCCATGGATCATGCCTCCTTAAAGGGATTTTTTGTTATTGCGTAACGAAATGTGAAAAAAATTTTTTGTTAAATCCGGTAAAGAATCGGGCCTTCCACGCGCCGTACCAATTATTTCCAGTTGTAGTACCTTGCGACCGTTCCTCTCAAAAAAAAGAAGAGGCAGCCTTTCGACTGCCTCCGCGCTTACTCTGCGCTGCTAGGGGGTTATTGATAAAAGGTCGTTCGTTGGAACATACAAGATGGCTCATGCGTGCGGCTTGTCTCTACCGTTTCACTGCCATGATACTATAATAACATATGTCATAGTCTCTTTTAGTCTCCTCTTTTATTTGTTTGCTTTCTTCCACGCTTCTGCTTATCTTTTCTTCCTTTGGCCAGCAACCTCTCACATGTGTACTCATCGTATGCTGGCGTATGGTCACTCACTATCTTTCTGATGCGTCCGTTCTGAAGCAGCAGAGCGATGGCTTTGTTGTATCGTTTGTAGCACTGGCTCCTACACATCGGGATGGCTTCCTGGATGTCCTGCCATCTCATGAGATCTATGTGTCTCATCTCACAGATGTCACGCTCCAGGCTGCCGTCTGGCAAGTAGTCCATGATGTCCATGACAGTTACGATCGCTTTGTCAATCTCTTCCTTCTGATGATAGATCTTCTCTTCAATGTCCGCCAGCTTCATCGTGATGCTGGCCGCGCCGTTTGAACTTGTCCCTGATGAGTGTGGTAATGGATCATATCCTCTGCCGCCAATGGGGGACTCTC